TGCCTTTTGACAAACGAAGCGAGAGTGAAGTGAGAGAATACGCCAGAAAAGGCGGCCAGGCATCCGGGAAGGCAAGGCGGCGAAAAGCAGAGTTCCGGAAGACGTTGAACGCCCTGCTGACAGCGGAAATTGACAACCCGGAGTGGAAACCGTTCCTGGAGTCGATCGGCTTGGACTGTACACTTGAATCTGCGATGCTGGCGGCTCAGATCCGGGAAGCGATGCAGGGAAACACCAAAGCCGCTTACTTCGTGGCTCAGTATGCAGGGCAGAACGGGGCGGCAGAGGAGGACATCCGCAACAAGGAAGCAGATACAGAGCTTAAGAAAGCGAGGAAACAGGCAGTCACAGGTGAGAATGAGACGGACGAGGCACTTGAGAAGCTGGATGCGATACTGAAGGAGGTGCGTGACAATGCAGTTGAGCAAAATGCAGAATGAATACATCGTGAACGCAACGCACCGCTGGAACATTAAATCCGGGGCAGTACGTTCCGGGAAGTCTTTTGTAGATACGGCTTTTGTCATTCCCTTCCGGATCCGTGAGAGGGCGGGAAAACCGGGGCTGAATGTGATCCTTGGCGTGTCGAAGGAATCCATCGAGCGAAACGTGCTCCAGCCGATGCGTGAGATCTATACCGATAAGCTGGTCGGCAACATCAACAATCGAAACATTGCAAGGGTATGCGGTGAGGATGTCTACTGCCTGGGGGCGGAGAAGGTCAGCCAGGTTGCCAAGATCCAGGGTGCGAGCATCAAATACTGCTACGGGGATGAGATCGCCAAGTGGAACAAAGAAGTGTTCCAGATGCTCAAATCACGACTCGATAAGCCTTACAGCTGCTTTGACGGGTCATGCAACCCGGAGCATCCTACCCACTGGCTGAAAGAGTTCCTGGACACACCGGAGCTTGATATCTACCTGCAAAAGTACACGATCTTTGACAACCCGTACCTGGATCCGGCTTTTGTGGAACAGCTCTGCAGGGAATACGAAGGCACGATCTACTACGACCGCCTGATCTTAGGACTCTGGAAGCGTGCAGACGGTTCGATCTACAAGAAGTTTGCAGACCACCCGGAAGCGTTCCGGTGCGGGATCGTAGAACATCCCGGAAGCAGCCCGGACTGCAAGGAGTTTCGGAAGCAGGACCTTGTATCCATCGAGATCGGTCTGGACTTCGGCGGCAACAAGTCCGGCCATGCGTTCGTGGCAAGAGGGTACACGGACAATTACCGGGATGTGATCGCCCTGAAATCCCGCCGGGTCATGGCAAAAGAGAAAGACGACCCGATCGACAGCAACCGTCTGGATCAACTGTTCTGTGATTTCGTGCAGGATGTGATTGACCAGTATGCGGATGTTGTAAGACACTGGGATACCATCGAATACTGCAACGTAGAAACGGTCTTCTGGGACAATGCAGAAACCGTTCTGGGTAATTCCATCCGGAACGCGGTCGAGAAGCGTTTCCCGTGGATCAGCGTGAAACCGGCAAAGAAGAAACGTGTAAATGACCGTATCAATGCGACCGTCAGGCTTATGGGAGCCGGGCGGTTTTTTCTTACAGACGACTGCGAGAGCCTGGAAACAGCATTTTCGGATGCGGTCTGGAACAGGGAGAAACAGGATGATGAGCGGCTGGACGATGGCAGCACGGACATAGACAGCCTGGATGCGTTCGAGTACACCATAGAACGCGACCTGAAGGAACTCATCCAGGAGGTGGAGGATGTTTGATTTTGCAAAACGGATATGGAGAGAGGTGAGGAGATTGTTTGATTATACGACACTGAAAACAGCCCTGGGGCGTGAACTGACGCTGTCACAGTCCATGGTCGAAGCCCTGGAAAGCTGGGGCGGCATGATGGACGGGAAGGCACCGTGGTGCGTGGACCCGGTGGTGTCGCTTCGGATTGAGTCCGGTATCTGCCGCGAATTTGCGGATGCGGTGCTGGTTGAGATGGAAAGCTCCATCCTGAACAATGACCGGCTGGATGCGGCTTACCAGAGGGGGCTGTTAGACCTGAATGAGAACCTGCAGGACGGTCTTGGCTTCGGCTCTTTTATCCTGCGGCCGCTGGGGGCAGACAGGACCGAGTTCGTCACAGCTGATAAGTTCGTGCCGGTCCGCTTCGATGATTCCGGGAAACCGGTCGATGTTGCTTTTCTGACCGTTAAGCGGGTGGGGGAATATGACTATTACACGAAAATGGAGCGTCATTACTTCACGAACGGAAACCTGACGATCGAAAACAAGTGCTACCATTCCCTTGACCGGAATCACCTTGGTACACCATGCAGCCTGGATGCGGTGGACGAATGGGCAGACATCAACCAGGGTCCGGTGACCTATCCAGGAATGGACCGCATGGACTTCGGGTACTACCGCAACCCACTCAAAAACCGGATTGACGGTTCATTCTGTGGGGTGTCAATCTTTGACGCTGCTGCCGACCTGATCCGCAAGGCAGACATCCAGGCGGCAAGGCTCGACTGGGAGTATGAATCCGGCGAGCGTGCCGTGCATGTGGATGAACGTGCACTGAAACGCGGGAGCAGGGGCACACGGATGGCACAGCTGAACAAACGCCTGTACCGCGGCCTGAACATCGATGACGGCAAGGATAAGGAACTGTTGCGGGAATATTCCCCGGCGATGCGGGACACTTCCTACATTGCCGGCCTCGAGAAATATTACCGGAACATTGAGTTCACGGTCGGGCTTGCCTACGGTGACCTGTCAGACGTTCAGGAGATATCCAAGACAGCGACTGAGGTACGTGTCTCGAAAGCACGGAAATACAACCGTGTGACAGCGATCCAGGAGAACCTGAAAGAATGCCTGGAGGATTATGCCGCTGCCCTGGCGTTCTATAACAGCATGTACTATTCCGGTTATGAATTTGCCTGCAAGTTCAACGATTCCATCCTGACAGACGAAGACTCCGAACGGCAGCAGGACCGCCAGGACGTTTCTATGGGTGTGATGTCTGCGGTTGAATACCGCATGAAGTGGTACAACGAGGATGAGGCGACAGCCAGGAAGAACCTGCCAGTGCAGAACACCGTGATGGAGTGATGCCATGGCAGGGGAGAGGACAGCACCGGATGTGCAGCGGATGGGGTTGCAGGCTGAGAAGATCTGGAGGGAAGCAGAGCGGCGTATCATGGAAGATGTCATCCGCAGGATCAGGAAGACCGGCGAGATCACATCAACGGCAGACTACCAGATCAACCGGCTGATTGAGATGGGCAAGTCCAGGGAAGAGGTTGAGCGGATCATCAAGGAAGCACTGGGAGCGACCTGGGCAGAAATGTTTGAGATGTATGACAAGGTAGCGGAATGGGAATATGTCCGCAACCGGGAGATCTATGAACAGGTCAATGATGATTTCCTGGCACCAGAGGACAACAAGTGGCTGCAACAGATCACAGAGGCAGCCAGGAAGCAGACAAAAGACACGCTCGTTAATATGGCACAGAGCTACGGATTTTCAGTCCTGATGGCAGGGAAGCGGGTGTTCACACCATTTGCCGAGTACTACCAGAAATACGTGGAC